TCTGCGTTTAAATGCAGCTTCGCTCCATTGTTGCAACTGTAAAGTATAACGACCTTCATAGGGTTCTAAACCCATATAATATAATTTACTCACCCGCTATCCTTTCAAAACTAATTCTACAACCGTTTTCGCCATCTTCTGATACTTCAATAGTATAATCTCTATTAGGCCATTGAACACTACATTTGTCATATAGATCATTTGCCATCATTTCACACGATTTCCAATGTAATTGTAGTGTACCATCACTATACCATCGTTCCATAATACGCTTAGCTTGGATAAATTCTACATCTCGATCATCATGAAATACTTCCATCTCCACTCGAAAGTGAAAAATATGTCTGTGCGGTGTTCCTAAGAATGAAACATCAAGCCAATCACCTGTTGCCAATTTGGGATCAGTTGCTGCCTGTGGATATTTATGAATACCTTCTTTCCGAAAGGTAACCCAAATAGAACTTTTCTTTTTAACCAATTTACTGTGTATAATGGTATCTGTAAAAAATACTGGTTCGTCTGAAATAATATCGGTCATGCAAATAACTCCTCAAGTGAAACTGGTGGTTGTGTATTAATTGGATCGGATTCCATGTATTTTCCTACATTCTTTTCCCAATTTTCAAAATCAGCAAGTGTCTTAACATCAAACAATGTGGCATATTCATTCTCACAATCTTTTTCTTTACAGAACTTTAAAAACAATTCTTTGGATTGTGTTAAGGCATTTACATCATAAGTAAAATTATGTACGTTTGTTAAAATAAACGCAAGACGTGCTCGCATAATATCTATAAATTGTCCGCCTGCTTCTAAATGAACTCCTACACCTTTATTCATTAAGATGTGATATTCTTCAGGGGTATAATTTGTTCCACACACTGCGTTAATTTCTGTAACAACTGTTCTATAAATGTTGGCATATTCTCTACCCATTTTTACAGATGTTCCACCATAAGGAGAACCTGCTGCTTTTTTAGCAAATGAGAAATAAAACAAGCCATTATCCAATGACATAGAATGTGTAGTTGAGTCATATGAAATATCAATGCCTTCATATAGACCAGATTGGCTAAAACAAATATAAGGAAGAATACGACGTAATGCGCCTACTCCTAATACGTGTAAATGAAATGGTCTTGTATATGGCATCTGTGTGACATAAAATGCTCGCTTAACATCTTCAAGTTGTCCCATGCCCAGAGCAGCTGATCCCATAGCAAGACCACCAATACGATGATGCAATGCTGGAGTAATTTCCTCAAGGGCAAGTTCGGCCCATCGTGAATATGATTGTTGAGACGACCCTTGCATGATAACAAATGGTTTACATTTACTTCCCATTTTATCAAAGGTTTCGATTTGTGCTTTTACATTCCGACCTGTTTGTCTTGCGTATTCGTCAAAATTATCCATATCTACATATCTACGCTTGGTATCAATCTTAGATGATACTCCGCTTGTAGAAGTTGTCTTAACAGGAATCTCATCAAAGGCCATACCTATGTCTGCATATGTGCCTTGATTCAAATAAACCTTTTCTCTTACATCTGCAGTATTTTTCAATCCGCGAGTAATAATCTGCAAACCACCAGAGTCAGCATGAATGTTATTAATTGAGGGCCGAAACTTCTGTAGTCTAAGACCAAAGTTCTTTTCTGTAAATCCATTATACAATAATGAAAATGTATGGTTATTTTGATTATGACAAACTCGAGCAATCATGTCGAGTATCATTTCTAATACTTTGGGGTCATCGCAGTGTTCCGATCCCAAGCGTAAATATGCTGGGCCTGAAATTACGTATTCATATTTTTTCATTCAATTCTCTTTTTCATACTAAATCTTTAAACATATTCTTGCGACCTTCTTCGCCTACAAGCAAATCAAATACTTCTTTAACTCTTTGTAGCATCGCACAATTAAACATTAATAAGTCCCGTCTGTCATCACACATATAAATTTGTTGATCGATTGGCTTAATTAATTCTTCCATTCGTTGCTGGATATTTGTCATTCAATCTCCGAGAATCTTAATTAAATGTTTTGTTTGGTGCATAGCATCATCCAAAGCATTGTGATAAGTACCTTCTCGTTTATCTTCAGGTATCCAGTTAAACATTGCTTTAGCAGTACGATAGCATCTATCATCCCAGCATTTCCAAGGCGGTTCTCTACCTGTAATAAAATAAGCATTGCCTAAAATAGTATTATCAAATACTGCACCGTTGCCCCAAATAGGTAAACTCTTAGGACCAAACCATAACTCAAATTTATCCAATGCTTCCTGCAATGAGATATTGTTTTTAGTTAATTCTCTAAATGCGTCTTTATTTTGTTTTGCCCACCATTCAACAGTCTCTTTGGAGATATGCATACCTGCTTCTTTACAGCTAGCAAGGTCAACTGTGCAGTAAAATGTATCTAAAATTTTACTACCTTCAAATTTTACTGCACCAATTGAACAAATAGATGCATGTGATTTTGTTGACATTGTTTCTAAGTCAACCATTACATTAATTGTCATTTACATCCTTGTCTTGCAATCTGATAAAATTCGTTTCTTACTTCTGGAACATTTTTAAATCCGCCACCCAAACGAACTGTTACTGTTGAACTACCTGTATCTTCAACACCTCTAGATTTAACACAATAGTGTTGTGCATCAATCAATACTGCAACATCGTCAGTATCAAGAATAAATTGTAGTGTGTGGAAAATTTGTTCTGTTAACCGTTCTTGAATCTGTGGTCGTTTGCTGAAATATTCAACAATACGATTAATTTTACTTAAACCAAGTACTCGTTGTTTAGGAACATACGCAACAGTTGCCAATCCATCAATTACGACAAAGTGATGCTCACAATTAGATTGTACATTAACATTGCGTTCTACAACCATTTCATTATAATGCATTTTGTTGTCAACAGTTGTGCATTTAGGAAATGCCTCATAATCGAGTCCCCAAAAGATTTCATTCACGTACATCTTAGCAACACGCTTAGGTGTTTCAATTAGACTATCATCTGTAAGATCAAGTCCAAGCGTTTTCATAATATCGGTAAATAAAGATTCGATTACATCGATCTTGCCCTTACGATCAATTACTTGCCCAGTCTCTTTAATTGGAGTCTCAACTCCCATCTTAACTAGATGTGCGTGAACTTTAAGACCCAACTCGGGATCGCATTTTGTTTTGTTATATGACATTTTAGAATCCTTCCTAACACGGATATGATAATTGAAATTTGTTACCTTTGTGTAACATTATTATTTATACTTGGGAAGATTTTCAGCAACCCATTCTTCTTCACCTACGAATGTAGAACAACGAGCCAATTGTCGTTCTGCTTCCCATAATACTTCATACAATTTTTGTTTGTATGAAAATTGATAAAACCCATCCATATGGTTGTCAGTAGCATTGATACCATATGTTGTAACTTGATCTAAAGCACTATTTGACATTATGTTCCCCATGCGTTTTTAAACAATGGAATTTGGAGTCTGTCTGAGTATCTCCAACCTTTTCGCATTGCGAGTTCTGCAACATTCCTATTATTAATAGAGTACAACTGCTCAGTACCGCCAAGAGGCATAAGATAAACAGGACCCGTAAAACCAGCTTTACGATACGCATTTACTGCCTCCTCTGCTTCTTCCGCATCTTGGGGTGAAGCAATTACAAATTTAAGATAAGTATATCCGCACCATTCATATCCAGCTACAACCTCAGGGCGGATTGCGTCTTCCCATTTTTCGCCTGATACAGATAATTTAGGAGAGACTGAAAATGTTAACGCATCAACTCCTCTTTTAGTTGATCTATTTTTATTACTCAATGTCCAGTTTAAAAGATATTGTTTAAATTCAGGGGTCAATGCTTGTGTACCATTTGTCTCAAATGTTAGTTCTTTTAATGTCAACATTTTTTCATTGTCCAATAATTCAGGATATTGTTTTTGCCAACCCAATAAAGGTTCGCCTCCTGTAATTACAAGATGTTCGTCTTCCCACCTCTTGTGCGGTAATATATCCATAATTGTATCGGTAATGCTATCAGTAGAGAGTACAGGGCTAAGATGCTTAAACCGAGGATCCCAAGAAGCATAAGAGTCACAACCTGTATGAACAAGAGGAAGATCTTTATAGGTAGTAAAGCTATCAGCTTTAATTGCAATAACATTTCGTTCGTCACTCTTTTCGCCCTTTGCCATTCCAAATCCGTCGCAAGTAAAGTTGCAACCAAATGTTCTTAAGAACACAGACGGTACTCCCATGTACCGCCCTTCACCCTGAATACTATAAAATAGTTCTGATATTTTCAATTTAGCCATTATATCTCCGAGAAATTATACTATATTATATAGTGTTTATTCATCTAGGTCAAGCGGATTTTCGATATCATCACTAACTTTTTTAGCCTTTTTAGGAATATTCATTACCCGTTTTTCAATATCAATGTTGTCCATTTGTCGTTTTAAATAGTCTAAGAATTGCGGACCAAATTCACCATCTTGTTCTTGGGAAATTAAAGAATCAATATCCATATTGTCAATTAACTTGTATTTAACAATTTGTTGTTTCTTTTCTTTTTGTATACGTCTAATAAAGGCAAAATAAATTACTTGCGTATAGTATGCAAAAGGATTTGAAGATTTTGCAGGATCAAATTTAACGACCGCAGTTAAACAATTTTCAATACCATCAGATATCATATCATCTTTAAAGGTATAATTAATAAAATTAGATTTATATGAAAGATGGGTTGCAATCTTAATGAAGCATTCGCCTATGTATTTTGAAACAATAGGAGTATCTTCGCCTTTTTCGGCTGCATCAACTACAAGTTGTCTATAATCTATTAGTGCTTGTAGGAATTTTTTATTGTCAACATAATGAGATGACACTTGCATCTTGGGTTTAATGGACAAGTCTTCCGCGACGTCTTGTGGTGCTTTTGCTGTTTTCATAGTTAGGGTCTTTTTCAATTTCAGAGTTATCAGATTCTTCTTCATCTTCGCATGAAGCGTCTGCATTTAGTTCTGCTTCTTTACGATTTTGTACATACTTTATATAATTATCTTTGAGATTTTCTTTAATGTCTGCAGCTACAATAATGTAACGTACAGGTATTTCATAAAACTCATCTTCGGTCATTGCCATCCAAGGAGATAAAGTATAAGATTCCATTATACCAGATCCGTATGGCACTCTAATTTGATTAAGAACCATGGGGTCTTGTACAAAAATACTTTCAGTATCTTTTAATGATAAATTTTCTTCAGTTTTACAAACTATATCGTCACCTGTATTAAGTTTTAATAGTTTATATGATTGGTTCATTGTAGGGTTACTTTTATTAGTTTATATTCAAAATGTTCATCGTTATAGATTTTGATTCGTTCTATCATGTGTAATAAAGTATAATTCTTTTTAGACTTCCAAGTCAAATCATCGCCTATATCA